ATCACAAATTAGATCCGGTGATTATGAGACACGATAAGTTATCCCCACAATCTAAATTAGTTTATTATGCACTAGTTACCTTTTGGAATGAAAAGACGAAAAAATGCTTCCCCAAGATGAAAACTATCAGTTCGCTAACAGGTTTATCATATTCAACTGTAAGACGTTCCATTGCGGAGCTTGCTAGACTAAAGGTTATTATTGTGCATAGACTTAGATCCACGCAATCTTATACATTACCGCTTCAAAACAAGATGTGCCTCACAGAACACTCAGATGTGCCTCACAGGCATAATAATAAACTAGATATATATAACTATAATACTAGATATAAAAATTTTAGTAAAAACCCAACAGAGTTTAATCCCAGATCCCCCATTCCTCTGGATGATAAATACTTAGTTAAATTTAAACCTATTGGTATTGAGGGGGAATTTGTGTGCGTTGAGGAAAGAGCTTCAGGCAAGAGGTTTAAAATACACAGGTTCAAAAAACAAGAACCAATACCGGATTAGTGTTTATAACTTATGTGTTGCAATAGGTTGTATGTTCGCTTAGATAATCCACAAGATATGGTTGGGAAACCTTTACATAAGATTCAGTGCGATAGTATGACGAGGGGTAGTAAATACACTGTGAGATGTAAGGCAAAAGGTTACCTGATGAAGTCTGGTTTTTATAGATGTAAAAATCATGGTGGGATGAGTGATTGGAATGCTAAGACGATTGAAGGTAAACTCAAAGCATTACGTAACTTAAAGTTTTTAAAACATTTAACTGAAGATGAACTCAGAGCAAAATACATTAAGCAGCGATCTCCAGGAGAAGACAGCTCAACAATTAATAACACTTGATAAAATCTCTACTGAGCTAGAGAAGGGAATTCCACTCACTAAAATTTGTAAAGATAAAACTATGCCAAGTTTATCTACAGTTTACAAATGGATGCGTGAAGACGATAAGATTTATTTAACAGTAATGAAAGCAAGAAGGATTGGTGCATTCACTTTGCTTGATGAGATTAACGAAGAGTTAGCAAACCCCAAGAGTAATCAGGAGATGATGTATTGGCGAGAGAAGTTAACGCATGTACGTTGGATGGTTAGTAAATTAATATCAGATATTTTTGGTGAGAAGTCTAAGCAAGAGATTAAACAAGATAACACAATCACAATACGTTGGGGTGGAGAGGTTAAGAAAACAATACAGGTTGATGCTGATAATGTGGAATAGTTGGTTAATGTATACATTGGCACACAGTCTTGCGCGCGCGTTATGGAGTTCTTTTCATATTCTATGCGGTTTATTGCTACACAATTACAGGTTGCTAGTGATAACCTTAGTTATCGTTAGTAATAAATTACTGTTATGTTGCAGTGCAAGGGTGATAACTGTTTATTATCGGAAATGCAGTGTAGGTTGTATTGCCTGGATTTTGGCGAACAAACCAAGAACATTTAGGGGGGTATACCCAAGCAGGCAGGCGCGAAAATTATTTATATCTATATTGGGAATTTCACACACACAGCCACACACTCACCATGCCTAAAGACGAAGACGCATTAATTACAGCTTTGTTATTTGTAAATGAAGATAGCAATTCTTTAGTCATTCATTTTAATGGTTTTGAAGATAGCGATCACATGGATAAGTTTGCAAATAAGATATTAAAAAAGATTGGAATTGATTATCATAAAATAGATGATATTTCTGACATGCCAAAGATACACTAATGATAGTTGATATACCCTACGATCCAAGACCCCAACAAAAAGAACTGCACGAAAAGCTAAAAGAGTTCCGATTTTCTGTACTTGCTTGTCATAGAAGATTCGGCAAGTCAGTAATGTTAATTAATCATTTACTTATTGAGGCGCTGCTAAACACAAAAAAGAATCCGAGATATGCCTACATCGCTCCAACATATCGCCAGGCGAAAAACATTGCTTGGGATTATTTAAAACAATATGCTGGTGTTATTCCTGGAGTTAGATTTCACGAAACAGAATTGAGATGCGATCTACCCAATGGTGCTAGAATAACCCTGCTATCTTCTGAAACGCCTGATAGTATTAGGGGTATATTTTTAGATGGAGCTTGTTGCGATGAGATGGCGCAAATAGATCCAACACTTTGGAATGAAGTTCTTAGACCCTGTTTGTCAGACAGAAAAGGATGGTGCGTTTTTATTGGAACCCCTGCCGGAATGTCAAATCAGTTTTATGAATTATATCAGTATGCATTAACCCATGATGATTGGTTTGCTTATACAGCTCCAGCATCCAAAACAAACATAGTTGATGAAGCAGAATTAAAAGCTGCAAGAGAGCAGATGGGAGAAGAAAAATACCAACAAGAATTTGAATGCTCCTGGATAGCAAATATATCAGGATCTATTTTTGGATCTATTATAAAAGATTTAGAAGATAAAAAACAATTAACTAGAGTTCCTTACAATCCGGCATTCCCAGTTAATACATCTTGGGATATTGGAGTTGGAGATTCTACAGCTATAATATTCTACCAACAAATTGGAGCTGCAATTCATATAATAGATTACTACGAAAACAACAAAGAAGGTTTACCTCACTACTGCGATATTGTTAGCAAGAAAGATTACTATTATAAAACACATTATGCACCGCATGATATAGAAGTTACTGAATTTTCTTCTGGCAAGACTAGAAGAGATGTAGCTTATCAGCTAGGTATTAATTTTAAAATTTTGCCGAAGCTGCCGCTAGAAGATGGGATCCATTCAGCTAAAATGATCTTACCTAGATGCTGGATTGACATGGATAATTGTAAACATCTAGTTGATGCATTAAGACATTACCATAGAAAATATAACGAAAAGATGAAGATATTTCATAGCAAGCCAGTACATGCCTGGTCATCGCATGCAGCCGATGCTTTTAGATATTTAGCATTATCAGTTAATGATGTTTTAACAAAGAGTACATCTATGCCTAGAGCTACAGATTCTGAGTATAAGATCTTTTCTAAATAAGTATTTACCAATGGCAAATAATATAATATGGATTTAACATGTTACAAAACTTAACAAAATTTTTAGGAGAATAGCGATGGGATTTTTAATGCCTAAAGCTCCGGCGCCGCCGCCACCTCCGCCACCACCAGCGCCGCCACCTGCTTTTGATGATGAAGAAAGAAAAGCAAAAGTTGCTGCTGAACAAGCTGAAATTAAACGTAAACGTAAAGGTAGATCATCTACAATCTTAACTGGTCCAGAAGGATTAACAGAAGAAGAAACTTTACAGAAGAAAACTTTACTAGGAGAATAATATGGGTGGAGTTAAAGGAGCATTTACTAAAGTTATAGGAATGGCAAAAGATCAAGGCATAGTAAAAGAAGTTAAAAAAGAAGAACCAAAACAAGAAGAAACAAAAAAAGCAGAAGCAAAAGAAGAAAGCGAAACAAAAAGATTGTTAAGAGTAAAAAGAAAAGGAAGATCAGCAACTGTTCTTAGTTCATCTTCTGGAGTTGCTGACGAAGCATCAGTATCTAAAAAAACATTATTAGGAAGTTAATATGGGAGGAGCAAATCCAGTAAAAATAATAGCACCACTTTTTGGAGGAGGAGCAAAACCTGCTGCGCCTGCACCACAAGTAGATGCTCCGAAACCACAACCTTTATCATCACCTACTCAGGCAGAAGTTGAGCAAGGAGAAACATCAAGATTATTAAAAGCAAAAAGAAAAGGTAGATCTATGACTATACTTACATCTCCATCTGGTGTAAGCGATCAGACTACTCTTTCAACTAAAACTTTATTAGGCGCATAATATGGCAATGAATCCAAAAGCAAAATTGGTATTAGATAGATACCAAAGTTTGAATACTCAACGTCAAACTTGGGAAGAGCATTGGCAAGAAGTTGCTGATTACATGATGCCAAGAAAAGCAGACATTACAAAAAAAAGATCTAAGGGAGACAAAAGACATGAACTAATTTTTGATGGTACAGCAATTCATTCTTTAGAATTATTGTCAGCATCATTACATGGAATGCTAACTAATATTGCATCACCATTTTTTTATTTAAAATATAGAAATAATCAACTTGATAAAGATGATGAAGCAAAAGAATGGTTAGAATCTTGTACAGACATTATGTACAAAGTTTTTTCTTCATCTAATTTTCAACAAGAAATATTTGAACTATACCATGATTTAATTTCTTTTGGTACAGCAGCAATGTTGATTGAAGAAGATGTTAATGACGATTTAAGATTTAGAACTATT